GTGTCGGTGTGCTCTCAAAAAAAGCACCCCCCTTACTTAAATTACATCTCTTGCATAGCGCTTGAAGGTTATCCATAGAATCATCGCCTCCAAGCTTCCTAGGTACTATGTGATCGACATGAGTCGCTTCCATGCCACATCTTTGACAAGTATGCTGATCTCTTGTTAATACTCTTATTCGAATCTTACGCCATAACGCAGTACTACCATCATCTCTTAATGCTGATTGCTTAGCCATTAGTGATAGTTATTCTGTTGAAAGAATGCCCACGCTTTACATGGTGAACCATATCTGTTATCGATGTACTTTAAGCCCCACATAATCTGTTGCTCTGGTAGTGCATCTTTTAGATACTCAGATCGTCCTTGTGGTATTCCATAGTGTGATCCATTAACAGCATCTGGATTCCATGCTGATTCTTTACCGTATAACTTACTTAAGCAACTCATCTGCTTATCATCATCTACAAGGATAGCTGCATATTCTTTAATTGTTAATCTCTTAGCCTCATTAGGTGCATCCGCGTAAGCAGGTGTAAACAGAGTTATCCCAATAGCTACTAGCACCCCGCGACCTACCCGCCTCAGCGGGTCGCGGTGAAGCCTTAATGGCTTCTGCGCCGTTAGCGTACCATTGCTGTCAAATCCATTTGTATAAGTGCTGGTCAGGACGGTGTTTTGTTTCATTGATGTCCCCAACCTGTGCCCTTAAAGGATATGCCAAAGCTGCTATAAACCCTTGTCATTAACTCATTGCAACATATTGGATCTGTCTCCTCATGTATTGACCTTTGTAATTCCATGGTTATTTGGCATTTGACACACTTGTATTCATATATTGGCATGTTAAACATTCCTTTCCTTCAAAGTTCCAAGATCCGCACCCTGAACATCTGACTACCTCATGAGTTGGCACTACTTGATGCAGAATCGGCATAAGATCATCAACTCGCATAAATGCCAGGTATTGACCAACATCCTCTCCCTGTCCATTGCATCGCATAATGACTATTGGCAGTTTTCCGTTTGCGTTTGACGCAGCTTGTTTAATCCAGGCTAAAGGCTGAAAGTCAGATCTTGCTTTTACCTCGATGCTGAGAGTTGGGATATTGAGGATGTCCTCACCTTGCCTCCCAGCACCTGCGGTATCGGCATAAGCCCACCATTGTTTAAGGTATTCGGCTATGACCTTTTGAGTCCTATAACCTCGATGTTTTCGATGGTTTGTCATAAATGATGTTTATTCTCGCATCTATTACACAACCAAACGACTAAACCATCTTCACGATCATATTCATTTACCTGGGTAAACGCATCGCAATCTGAGCAGTTCATGACACCGCCATAACCGCTAAAACTATAAATGAAGCCATTCATGGGGCTTTTGTAAATGTCTTTATCCATTGATCGCGTGGCATTTCTTGCATGTCCAGGTGGCATTAGTGCCATCATCAATTTTGTCAGGTATTGCGATTTCAGCAATTACAACTGCCTCATTACATAACTGGCAACGAATCTCAGCTGCCATAAGGTTGATCCATTGACCATTTACCTTGACTTCGACGAATCCCATTACACGCTCCTTAACTTTTGTCGTTCCCACTTACCAGATGATCCCAGTTGATACCAAACAGTTGAGCACTTTGCTTCTCCTGTCCTTGGCGCATAAGTGCAGAAGAATCCGCCCCAGGCGCGCCCATTCTTTTCGCCCTCTTTCCATGCCATGTCGCCATGAATGCAACCCTCGGTATTGGTGCCTCCCAAAACATCCTGGATATTGGCAATGGCTTCAGCTGCGGTAATTGCTGGTGGCTGATTAACATCGCCATAAATTGGTTCAGTCGTCCAAGGATCAGCAGCTAGTGCCTCTTCTTTTGTTTTGAAGCTTGGCACTTCTTTTGCTTTAGCAATGTCTTTAGCAGATAACCGCTCGACCTTGTTCATCTCTTCTCGACTTGGACGCTTTCCTTTAGCAGCATAACCCGCGTTCGCAAGCGCTCGACCGATCGCTGAAGTCTCACAATTCTCCAGCGCTGAAGTAGCATTAACGCCTCGATCAGTAACTTTTTCTTCAGCGTATCCCGTTGTGAACGCGACGCCATCAGCATAAGTTCGATATAAATACGCCTTAACAATAAATCTATCATTTTGATAACTCTCCAATTCTGTGCTTATGCGAAAGTCTGGAAAGTCCTTAATAAACTTTTCCAAACGGCTTTCAACTGTTTCATAATCGGCTAAATTAAACACTTGGTAACTCCTCTTGTTTTAATAGGTACTCGGTTTGTTCCGGTAATGACCAAACAGTACCGTCTGCCCAAGTCTGGACATCAATGGCGCAGCTGTTGCAATAATGCCGTCGTGTGCCTTGGCTTTTAGGATGATTGCTAATCACGGTGTAACTGGCTGGCTTTTGACCAAGCAAAGAATTAACGCCGTATCGCACTTTGCAGTAATCGCACCAGATCCCTGGAGCAGCTTTAATAACTGTCAAGGTCACTCCAGTCAGTTGATGCAATCTGTCCAGCGAGTGCAATGTATGCTGCGCCGTCCTTGTAACTGTCTGCGTGGAGGCTTGTTTCTTGTAAGCGTGAGATTTTGACAAGTGCCATACAGATTGCGACTTCGTGAGGCTCGATGTTGCGTTCAAGATAGGCTGTCCAGAGTTTGGCAATTCGAAGGTGATTGAGAGCTGCCAAGCCGTAATCTTTACCTCGGTCTTGGATAAGGTCTTTTGCTTCGTCAAGGATGTCATCAGCGCGCATTAACACTCACGCGCTGACTGTTCTTGCCAATCGCCAAGCCTTCACGCTTGCCTTCTGAAAAGCCTTTGCCCCATCCAACGATGAACCAAAGGATATTAGCTAACATCAATAAAACAATTACTGGTACTTGTAGATCCATTTCTTTTGCTCCCGATTCTTGTAACCATTTTTGGCTACAGGGTTACGGTCTCACATTTATCCGACAATTTCTCGGACATTTCAATAACGAAACGGTAACGATTTAGCCCCAGCGTTTACCTTGGTATATGAAAGATCCGTCTTTAGGATCGATTGGGATAAGTTCAGGCGTAAATCGCTTGCCGTGTAAAGTACCGACAACGAAACCCATCTGCCAATTAGCGTAACCCTTTGTGTAACCCATTCCAGGGCTTGAAAGGTCTACTAGGTTGCCAACCTCAACACCCCAGACAATGCGCCCGTAGCGCCCTCCAGAAGCCTCTGAATGGGCACTCAGCCCAAGTCTATGGGTATGTCCTGACACAACTGATTTACCCATACGCATAGCACCGTTTAAGGCTGTTTGTCCAGGCTTGTTTGATAATGGGAAAGCGTCTCCATGGCAAGTATGCCAACCTGGAGCAAAGTCAAAGCCGTTTGGATGGTATTTAATACCAGCCTTGTCATAGCCCATAAACTTGTCATAGCGCAGCTCTGGCAGATTCATAAATGCGGGCAATCTGCGAGATAGCGATTTATAAACTCGGGCTCCGTGATTCGAGCCAACGACATCTGTAACGCCAAGATATTCGAGAATTTCTAAAGTAAGTTTACGATCCTCGTCGATGTTGCCTTCAACCTCTTGCCATGGTTGAGCAAAGCCACCAAGTTGTGGTAGATCAATTTCGTCACCAATGCAGATAGTTTGGTGAGGCTTGTAAGCCCTTAAAAATTTGCCTAGATTCTTGACTGCTGCTTCATGAAAGAACGGTGCCTGGATATCTGAAATCCAAGCAATTCGTTTTACTGTCATTAGTCCTCGTCGTCATCATCATAGTCCCCAAACTTTTCAGGGTCGATTGGATCAGGCAAGATCCAGCCAGGATAAGCTTGAGGCTCTGTGATCATGAACATTGCAATATCCTCTGCAAAGCCAGCGCGCTTTAAACTGCAAAAGTATTCGTATAGACCGATGCAATAAGCATCAAGTTTTGAATAACCTTGCTCCTCTAGCGCCTTAGTTGCTTTTCTTGCCATGTGGATAAGTGTCCCTTACTTCTTAAGAAGTTCCATCATCTGCTCTTGGCGTGTCTCTATTCTTGCCAATCGGTCTGCGAGAGATGATCCACCATTCGGCGTAAGAGTCCACAACCAACCGCGAACCAGGTAACGCAAACCGCCAATAAAAATAGCAATCGTCGAGACAATAGCGAGAGTGAATCCCGCCCAATCATTCGCACTCACCTCAAACCGAAAGCTTCATCTTTAGGATTTAACCAGCGCAATACTGGAGGAATTGTTGCAATAGCCCCAGCATAAGCGATTTGCTTAAGATCAGTTTCGCCCGCAGCTGCAAGTGCAAGAGCAGCGGTCAGAAAGGCTCTTCCCCAACTTGCTAGTATCTTCTTTAGATCCTGTGTCATCTGTTCCTCCTAGTAATGGGATGTTAAAAAACTTCGAATCCGTGTCACCAGCCTTTGTAAAACTGATGTGGATGTGTTTGGTGTGTGGATTAACTCCCGTGTACTTGCGCCAGCGCCAGAAGCTTCGAGCGCTTGCAATCTTGTGATTAAAGATGACATAAGCAATGCGTTTATCTGACTTGGCTGCAATTCGTATCTGGTCGGCAATGTAAGCAGCTGTAGAGGCTTGTTCGTTGAAATCAGCATCGAGATCGATAGCGCGGACATACCCTGAATCAGGGTCAGGGTTATGATCGCTCTTTCGGGTTGAGTGCTTGGCATCTCCGATTGTGCCGTCTGAGTGACGCTTTCGAGATGGATAAGCATCATCTGCCTGTTCTCTAAGTTGAATAAGCGCTTTACTTAATTTTGGTTTCATGAAAAAAGAGCGGCAACTTCTTCTTCAGTTAAACCTAATTTAGTAAATACCGCTGTTTTTTCTGCTAATTTTTTAGCCTGATCTTCTGCTAGTGCTTTTGCCTTTGCTTCTTCAGCCTTAACTTCTGCAAGTTGTTCAGGTGTGTAATCTCTAACTGTTTCCTCACCTGTGGCAAGGTCGATAATTTTTTCTTGTAACATTTTAGTTCCTTCCATAAACAAAGACAGTTCCTGCGTTGAATGTACCACTACCCAAAACTATAGAAACAGATGTAATTGCAGCAGCTGCATCAAAATAGCCTCCGCCAGAATGTGACCATTGACCGCTACCGCCTCCGCCATCATTCGCACCGGCAAACCATAAAGGTTTAACGCCGGTTGATTTACATCCTTGTACCATTAAATAACCACGACTTGGACGACTCGCTGAACTTGATGTGTAAGCAAGTGGGATTGAACCTGAGTTGGCTTCTTGCACTTGATCGAAGTTACTCGCTGCATAACCTGATGCACCAATAATTCTTAATCCTGCTGCGTTATGATTTGTTGCTGATGAATTAAATTTGTAAGTCATGTTTACATTTGTTCCAGCCGTTGCAGCGCCTGTTACATAGATCAATAAATCGTTTGAAGTAATACTTGAAACTGTTACCGTTCCAGATCCTGACAACGCTGTTCCGCCGGCATTTAACAATGTGTAACCACCTGTGCCATTTGCGGTCGCCCAAGATGGTAAACCACCAGCAACTGTTAATACTTGACCAGTCGAACCAATACCGAGTCGCGCAGGTGTTGATCCGCTTGATGAATAAATTGTGTCGCCTGTTGTTGTCATTGGGTTTACCATGCCAGCAGCATCGGCAGACCATACAAAATCAAGATCGGTATTTGAAGCCTTAGCCAATACCTGACCAGTTGTTCCACCTTTAAGATCAACGAAAGATGTATCAACGCCACCTAAAGCGGTACGAATAGCAGCTGCGCCATCCTTTACAAGATCGGTATCGTCAGGTGTTTCCCACCCAAAGTTAGTTGTCGTTGCCATATTTCTCCTTTATCAGGCTACTATTGTAGCGTTAAGCCAGTCGAGTGCTGCGTTAATTGTGTTCCAAGTTTCACCTACTGGCACCCCATTCCAGCGCATAGCCTGGAGACTATAAGCCGTTGGGGATACCGTTAAAGTCAAGTAAAGCGAGTTGTAACCCGCCGTAAAAGTCCAGCCTTCAACAAAGCCTTGAAATTCGCCGTTATTGATGTTCGACGGTAGATCGATGATATTGACGGGCATACCCATAAACACATTCAGTAATGAGTCTCTGTCTGTATTGTCGATCTC